GAAGACATGAAGGGGCGCGACATTGTGACGGCTGTTTACCACATGAGGCGCCCGCCGTATCAGCCGGTCCTCTGGTCGAAGCTCCGCAAGGGGCTGACAGCAGAAGACACGGAGACGGAGATCGCGATCGAATACCCGCAGGAAGAACTGTTCGAGGTTGAAGGTTGCGGATTCGGCGCTGTAATGATGCGGACGGAAGTCCTTGAAAGCGTGGTCAACCGGTACCATGCGCTGTTCGAACCTATTCCAGGGTTCGGAGAGGACCTGAGCTTCTGCCTGAGGGCAAGGGGCTGCGGGTACAAGATCTGGTGCGATCCGAAGCTCCAGATCGGACACAAGGCCGCGACAATCGTAACGAAAGACACTTTCAAGGCCTACACCGAGAAAGTCGGGAAGGCCTGACAACAATGCGAGGTGAGACGAAATGCTGGAAGAAGCGAAACTGGCCCTGAGAGTCACGGCCACGAAATACGATCCGGACATCATGGACCTGTTGGCTGCCGGCGCGAAGGATCTTGAAATCGCAGGAGTGAGGCTCCACGGCCGGGTCAATTATACGAAAGACCAGGACGGGGTTCATGATCATTCCACGATCAAGGACCCGCTGGAGAAGCGTGCGATTCTCACCTATGCGGCGATGCGGTTCGGGAATCCTCCGAACTACGACAAGCTGAAGGAAGCCTATGATGAACAGAAGGTCCAACTGATGCACGCGACCGGCTACACGGATTACAAAGACGGCGGTGATCTCGAATGCTGAAAGCGAACGTGATCAAGCTGATTGCAGTGAATCCTGAAGCGACCGGCGTCGGCATGGATCCGGCAGAGACCGAGCGGGAAGTGTTCTGCACGGTGAAGTCTATCGGACAGCAGGAAGCCTATCTGGCAATGGGACAGGGACTGAACCCGGAGCTGAAGGTGATCCTCGCGCACGACTTCGAGTATGAAGGCGAGCGCCTGGCCGAGATGGACGGGATCCGGTACGACATCCTGCGGACCTATGTGACGGAGACGGACGGCATTGAACTGACCCTTCAGCGGGTCGCCAGGAATGCGAAGGCGGTGAACAGAAATGCCGAGTGAATATGAGGCGCTGGTAGCCGCTCTGAAGCTGACGGACATTCCCTTCCAGGAGTACGGATGGAAGACCAGACCGGAAGGCGCGTACGGCGTAGTCAGTCTTGAGTTTGAAGCCGGACAACTGGACGCGGAAGACGTGAAGGCCGACCGGGCATGGGAGGGCAGTGTAGATCTGTTCTACCCGAAACTGACAGACCGGACCGAAATGGTCGACGCTGTGGAAGAGATCCTGGCTGAGATCTGCGGAACGGCATGGGAGCTGAATAGCACCCAGTATGAGGAAGAGACCGGACTGTTCCACGTTGAATGGGTTTTCCAGACACAGGACGAGGACGGTGAAAACTGATGCCGTACAGGATGAAGACAGAAGGTTTGGAAGAGTTCGGCAAAATGCTGAAGGAATGCGAGGAACATGCCGAATGGATCGCGAGCTGGTCTTTGTATGATGGCGCGGGTGTTATGGCAGACGCTGTAACCAGAGAGGCAAAAAGCATCAAAACAGAGCCTTTTCATTATGCTGCAGTTGAGGGGGTCACAACACGGCTTCCGTCTCCGGAAGAAAAGCAGATATTGCTTGATAGCGGGGCAATGGGTATTAGCAAATTCAAGAAAAGGCTTGGGGCCGTGGACACATCCGTCGGCTATAACTCATCAGGCTACGCACTGGTGAACTGGCGCCACATGAGCAGTAAGGCCAGGACGAATTACAAGGCACAACCGTTCAAAAACAAAGATTTCATGACAACGTCAACGCTGAAGGCTGCCGGTGTTTACAAACGCGGAGCGCAGAACGCGAAACCAATCGGGGTAATTGCAAATGCAATCAACTCCGGGACGTCGTTTATGAAAAAACAGCCTTTTATCCGTCGGGCCGTAACCAAAGCGACACAGGCCGCAATCAATGCAATCATCAAACGTGCGGAAAGCATGATGCAAAACATTATTCAAAAAAATGAAACTGGAGGTAAAACGGCATGAAAGCTAATGTTGGTATGAGGTACGCGGTGGCGTCGCCGATCTCGGCCTATACGCCTTACAGCGGGATCACATACGGAACCGGCTTTGTCGTATCCGAGGCCCGGGGCGCGAACGTGACCTGGGAAACGGAATCTGGAGAATTCCGCGGGGATGACGTGGTGCTGGACAGCGCGAACGGCATCCTGGGGTACAGCATCGAATTCGAGACGGCCGGTCTTGCGGACAGTGTGCGTCAGAGCCTGCTGGGCGAGACGAAAGACAGCAGCGACGCCTACCACATCACGGGCGCGAATGCGCCGGACGTTGGCTTCGGCTACGTCAAACAGATGCGTGACAACACTGGCGGAACAGTCACAACCAATTGGGAAGCGTTCTGGTATTACAAGACGAAGTTCGCGCAGCCGACAGAAGAAGCCAGGACGAAAGAACGGAACATGGAATGGCGTTCCCCGACCATCAACGGGACGGGCGCCGGTGTATTCCTGTCCTCCGGCCAGGCAGATCCGGAATTCGCGGAGCACAAGACCTTCGCAACGTTCGCACTGGCTCAGGCTTATGTGAACGGCAAAGCCGGGATCACCTGATAACCAAGAAACACAGGGGCGCTCCGAAGACCGGGGCGCTCCTGCTTTTTTGAAAAAGGAGAGAAAAACATGGCGAGTATCACACTGAAGGGGCGGGAGATTCCGCTTCTGTACACGGTGTATGAAATGAAGCAGGTACAGGAAGAGGTATGCCCGCTCGGTGAACTGCCGTACAGGCTGTTCGGGCGGAACAAGGACGACGAAAAAGACACGAGCAAGTACGGCGGACCGGAACAGATTGATACCATTTCAAAGCTGGTTAAGATCCTCGGCAATGCCGGATTGGAGGAAGCCGGCGAGGCTGCGGATCTGACAGAAAAGAAGATCCTGCGGAGTCTGCGTCCGATGGAGATCAGCGACGTCGTAAACGCCTGTATGAAGGCGATGGATGAGGGCATGGAGAGCGAAATCCCGGACGAAACAACGAACAGCGGTCCCGTGGACGTGGTCCTTGAAGAGATAGAGAGAAAAAAAGGGAAGGCCGGCTGACATACCTGATGGTGGTCAGCTGGGGACTGATTGCAGGGCTGCGGGTGGAGGAAATCCACCGAATGCGGCCGGGTGCGGTGATGGACCTTTTCCTGTACCGACGGAAATACGATGATCAACAGCACGGGATCATAAGGGAGTGAAGACATGGCGAGCGCAAACGTAAAGCTGGGGGTCGAATACCAACAGTTTAAGCAGGGGATGCGGGAGTCCGAGGCCGCCGTAAAAACGCTGAGCGAAGCGCTTAAGCTGAACGAGAAACAACTTCAGAATACCGGGAATGAAGAACTGGTAATGAAAAACCGGTCTGAGCTCCTGGCAAAACAGATTGAGAAACAACGTGATGTCGTCCAGCAGGCGAATGCCGCGCTGGATGAAATGAAGAAAAACGGTGTTGAGAAGTCCAGCGTCGCCTTCCAGAATTTGCAGAGGAAAGTCTACGAAGCAGAAGGCAAACTGGAAGATATGAAGGGCGAGCTTGCCAACGTCGGCAAGGCAGGCGAGACGACCAGCGAGAGCCTGGGAAAGATTGAGAAGGCTGTTTCCTGGCAGAACGTTGCTGACGGTATCGGCAAGGTTACGGACAAGCTGGAAGCAGGCGCCCGGGCTGCGGTTCGTTTCGGAAAACGAATCATGCAGAGTGCGATGGAGTCTACACAGTGGGCAGACGACATACTGACGAAGAGTGTCCAGTACGGAATTGACCCGGAGACACTGCAGAGAATGGAATATGCGGCGGACTTCGTTGATACGGACGTGGACACAATTATCCAGGCGAAAGACAAACTTGCAAAGAGCCGTGGAAACCTTGGCGACCTGCTCGGGATCACGACTGACGGAAAAAGCAACGAAGACCTTTTCTGGGAGACCGGAGAGGCCATCAAGAACCTGGGCGATGGATACGATCAGGCAGAAATCGCACAGAAAGTTTTCGGAAGAAGCTGGCGTGAACTGCTTCCGTTGTTCACAACGGGGCGCGAAGAGTATGAGAGCATGCTCCAAAGCCAGAACGTACTGACGAATGAGCAGGTGCAATCCCTCGGGAAGGCAGACGACTCATTCAAACAGATCCAGCACGAGATTGAGAACATGAAGAACGCGTTTTGGGCAGAGAATGCGGACAAGATCACGTCTATGCTGCAGTGGCTGATTGACAACAAGGACGACGTGCTGACTGCACTGAAGGTCATCGCTGGCGGATTCGGGCTGCTGAAGATGGGCGAATTCGCGGCGAACCTGATGCAGGCGGTCAACGGATTCAAAACGCTGGGCGTAATCAAAGGCGGGAGCACCGCAGCGGCCGCAGGAGCGAGCGGAGGATTCTGGAGCAGAGCGCAGAGCGCGGCTGGCTTTGGAGAAATCGGCGGGCTGGCTGGAATGACGGCGATCCTGGCCGGATTCGGATGGGCCAGGGACCAGAGAAACAACAACGCGGCGGCGGTGCGCGGGACGGATGAAAACCTGGCGGCGCAGAGCGCAGGGGCGGAAAGCCTTCTGGTTCAGTACATCCAGGCGGAGGCACGGAGAAGCGAGCTGATGCTTGCGGGAACCGCGGAGGAATTCCAGGCAGCTCAGCAGTTGGTGACAGATCTGCACGCTCAGCTGATGGGTACACAGGGCGGTGCAAATGCCCTGGATGCATACAGCGCGTGGAGACAGGAAAACAGCTACGGAAACGACTACTGGCAGGTGCCGGAATACCTTGACCGGGTTGCCAGGGTGACGGAATCCACGAGCATGAACGAAGTACAAAGCAACAGCGAAGTTACGGCGGCTCTCGGCAATCTGGAAGGCCTTCCTGCAGCCATGAGCGCAGCGGTGCAGGCCGGCATGGCGA